ATGCCGTCGCCTTCTCCTTCACCATCTCCTTCACCTCCTGTTCTGCGACGATAAACTCTGCGGACTCTACCGGCATACATGCCGTCGCCTTCTCCTTCACCATCTCCTTCACCTCCTGTTCTGCGACGATAAACTCTGCGGACTCTACCGGCATACATGCCGTCGCCTTCTCCTTCACCATCTCCTTCACCTCCTGTTCTGCGACGATAAACTCTGCGGACTCTACCGGCATACATGCCGTCGCCTTCTCCTTCACCATCACCATCACCACGTGCACGGCGAACAACCCGACGTTTTACAACTCGACGTTTTACGACTCGAGGTTTTGCAACTCGACGTTTTACAACTCGACGTTTTACAACTCGACGTTTTACGACTCGAGGTTTTGCAACTCGACGTTTTACAACTCGACGTTTTACAACTCGACGTTTTACAACTCGACTCTGGCGAATTCCTTCGCCTTCTCCATCGCCTTCTCCATCGCCACGTGCACGGCGAACAACTCGGCGTTTTACAACTCGGCGTTTGCGACCTGCCAATAGTCCACTTGCATATTCGATCGGCATAGTATTATATATTACTATAACAAAATAATTCAATTAGGAAATTAAATATAAATTTCCTAATCAACCTATATTAAATCCTATTCAATACATAGGATATCCTATTTAAAACTTAAATATATTCTTCTTAATAACATTCTTATAAATTTTTCCAGTTCGTTTTTCGTTTTCCTTTTCTATATCATTCCTATACTTGTGTATGAGTAAATATTCATCTGTATTTCTGATAAGGAGATCGCATAGTTTAATTTTTTCCATGTCTATGATAGAGTTGTCTAATCCCGACAAAATTTTTTGAACCTTCGCTACTATTTTTGAAATATCAAAGTCGGGAGATACTTCTGAAAAAGTAATTGGCTTTTTAACTTCATCTTGCTGTGTCTTGACAGTTTCATCGATGCGAGTTTTAGTGGCTGACATTTATATATTACCAAGATAATTTAATCTTGTGTATAATATATAATGACAACCATACAAGGTGTAAAAGTTTTACCCACCACACCAGTGTCTCATCATGTCGCATTGGCAATTCAGAATGCCAAAGGACATATACACATTTTAAAACCCGATGTTCAACCAACAACTGAACCAATTGTTTCAGTTCCTCAATCTGCTCCATCTGCAATAATCACACCAACAGAACAAATACCAGTTCAAGTTCCTGTTATTGTTCCAACTCCATCGATGGATGCTCCAACAGTTCAAGTTCCTATTATAGCTTCTACAACATCAACGCCTGTCCCTTCTACAACATCAACACCGTCAATTTCTTCAACAATGTCGCAAGTTTCTAAAGCGATCATATTATACCCTGACGAAGCAATCGATACTCCCGATATTTCTGCGAGTCATGAAATAGGATTGATCGAAGATCAGATGATTGAGGGAAATATTGGTTATATTTTTACTATTTCAACCAAGAACACCGAACCAATCCAATATATGACTATTAATATTTTATCAAAGTCTCATATTAAGTATAATTTCCACGCAATTCCATTCGATGAAAATAATGTGTACAATGGAAATTGCGCACAATTTGAAATTAGAAATATGGATAAAAAGGATATGAATTTCGCAATTCAATATATTGCGTATTTTTAAATGTCATATTCCACACCTAATTTTTTAAGATCTTTTTCTCTTAGATTATCTAAAATATCTAAAAACTCAGCTCTATCGTTTTTAAATAATACCAGCTTTCCATCCATCAGGATTTTTTTTTAGTTGTTCTTCTATAGCGTTTTTAATAAATTCGAGTATCTTGTCTTTTGCTGGGTCTTCAACACATGCTGTACAAAAATTAATGTCACCATTATCTGTGATGGGATCACCGTTTTTGGTGGGGGTGATTTCCGAAGACTGGTTTTCGTTTTTCTCCCCTTCAGGGATTTTTTTTTCCACGTTGGTATGCTTGTTCTTTTTATGGTCTGATAAGTTAGATACAACAATATTACATACAGGACATAATCCCGCTTGGTACTTATTAGTACTTTTAAAGTTTATTTTTTTAGTTTTTGTTGTTATCATTCTTCTTTTGTGGAATTCAGTTTTGTAATGTTGTTCTAAGTTTTTGTACTCTTTCTTGCATATCTTACATTCTCCGCCTTTCTCTTCTTTGTTGACGGTCTTGATGATTTTTTCAGCAATCTCCGAGTTCTTTTTCGTTTTTCGTTCAACCATATATATAGTAAACTATATATATTAAAAAAAAAATAAAAATAATTTAAGTATTCTTTCTGTATCGAAGATGAGTTTCGAGACTATGACCCATCTCTCTTGCGACTTCTTCCATTCTGCTACTTTCTGGCATATTTTTAACGTTGGTATACTCATGATTAACAAAAGAGTGGCGAATATTATCACACGAACATTTTAATAATTTTCTAAGTCTATAACCTAACTGGAAATAATTTTTTAGTCCAAGAAGTAATGAACCACTCTTTAATTTCTTCAACTTGATATAATCATCAATAATATTACATAACTCATCAGGAACATCGAACGTTTGTCCCTTAAATGCTTTTTGGGTCTTGTATACATTGAATGTAAATGTCTTTTCTTGCATATCATAATAATTAAATCCGCGATTTTCTTTACTTCCAACATTATTTGTTATTTTCATCATCAAGAAGTCCTTGAGACGTCGTGGGGGTATGTAAGTATAAAGCGATAAAATGAGATGGTCAAGGGGATCTTCCGTTTGGTCTCTAATCTTTATAATATCTTTCCAATCCGGAATAAATCCCTCGTATTTGTTATGGTCTTGTTCTTGATACTTTGCCTCACTCTTTAGTTCTTTAATTAACTTTGAATAATGTTGGATGATTTTTTCACTTGCTTTCTCTTTCCTTAATTGCCATATAATAGATGAAATGATCAACTTTATAGTTGAAATCGTCATTTCCTCTCCTTTCTTATTATTTAAGTCCGATATTTCTCTAAAAAATTTATTTGGTGTTAATACTTTTTTTTTGTCGTAGAATCTATTGACATAATACTGGTAAATTTTTTTAGTACTTTCGGTTTGCATAAATCTATATATATTTATATGTGATAATATGTGATAATATTTTATATTAAAATATCTGTGATGAGTGTATATAATGGGTCAATGTATTCAAAAATGCGAAAAATGCGAAAATTGTAAAAGTATTGAAATGTTCTTCACTGATTGTGATGTCGTTTTAAAGAAGTGTGAGTCATTTCTTGCCAAGCAATATAACACAACAGAAACGCAAACTTTACTGAGAACAATTAGAAGTGAATTAATAAGCGAATTTTTTACGTTATACAAAAATAATAATGGAAATTTAAAGTTAGTTGTTGAAGATATGATGACTTATGCTTTACACCTTGTTGAAGGAATGGTAGTATCAGAATTAAAAAAAATATAAACGTTTACATTTATATATATGAATGTAAAACGCGGAATTTATTCAATTTCTTTTAATAAAAATAATTGGTCAGGAGAAACTGCGTCTAATTGGTTAGAAAATAATAATATTTCAATTCTTCCGGTTTATTCAATTATGGGGCATAAGTATATGAAGGTCATAATATCAAAACCCCCGAATGGTTCAAAAAATATTAATTATTACAAGGTTATATTACCAAATGGCATCAAAATAATGAACTGGGTATGTAATTGACACTTTTTCCTCACTTTATTTTTTTTTCATTTAACCTATAAATATTATATAGGATTAATATATAATGGAAAAAAACGATACTTATTATAAGAAGAATATCGATACTATCATTTCCCAGAAGATTTCACGATACAAGGGAAGAGATAACCAAAAGAACAGAGAGTACAAAGAAGAAAACTACATTGACAAAGATTGGGTTAAAGAAGAACTCATAAAAAATAATTGTCGTTGTCAACGATGCAAAAAAGAACTAAAGACAACTGGATACACATTTCGCGATGGTCAACAGTTCTCGGTTGATAGAATTATAACAGAACTGCCACATATTAAGCAAAATTGCCAAGTAGTTTGTCTTCGTTGCAACATGGAGAGAGAACAAAAGAAATTACCCTTAAATGATTTTGAAACATCAAAAGTAAAAGAAATGATAAAAAAGGGTCTTTATAATAATAGAAAAATAAAAATATAATTATCTCTGGTTAGTATAGAATGATTAGGAATACCATTTTTTTATTATACGGTTCTAATCTACTCATCATTGCATATGATGAGTAGAAAAAATTAATATTATTTACTTAATTCTAATTGAATGTACAACTTTCTTTCTAGTATATTGGTAAATTTTCTCGTATTCTTTAGTTTCGCAATCTGAGTTTTTGAAAATATGATCCATTAAAGCATTTTTATTATGAACATATACAAGATGACATTTTGCATTTTCGAACATTTCGACAATATCAACCAGTATTTTGGTGAGGTCTGACGCTTCGTTCTTTTGACTCATGTATTCTCCGTTAAATGAACTAAAGTATGGTGGATCTAAATAGATAAGTACATCTTCGCAGTATTTGTACTTATCAAATATTTCTTTGTAGTCTTTGTTGGTTATTCTATGTAAACTTTCAATAAATTTGACATGTTCTTCATAATTGACTGGTTTCTTGATGTCATTTTTCATAAACTTACTGTCAATGCCATGTGCTTTATTTATAAAAAATTGTTGGATTGGTATTTCGTTTCCTATATCTTTTTTGTTTTTTTGTGTTGCTTTAAACTTATTTGACACATTGCACAGTTCCTCTAACTTTTCAAGTCCTTCTTCGTGGATTAACTTAAAAAAGTTGTAAATATTGGTGTCTGTATCATTATATACATATTTTAAATCTTTTCGATCCTTATACATGTATAAGTATTGAGAGAATGACATTGACCCGCCAAATGGTTCAACAATTTTGGTGATGTTCTTTAAATTGATGTTCTTAAAAACGATCTCATTTTCGTACCGTTTTTTTCTTCCTGTCCATGGAAAAAAAAAATTACATTTCGACATTACTATATATATGATTAATAAAATAAATATAGGATATATATTTATATGGAACGTGAAAAGATTTTCCATAATCCTATATATAATAATAATAATAATAGGTATTTTTTTAATTAAACCTATATATATCCTTTTTCTCTTATATATAACCTTATTAATCCTATATATAACACATAAAACGCGCGTTTTATGTGTTATATATAGTTTTGATTTAAACTATATACAACCTTCTTAATGCTATATATAACCTTCTTAATGCTATATATAATTATTTTAATTTTTTTGGTAATTCTTGAACCATATATGCAAAACCCTCCGCTAACTTAGTTAGGGCAGTCCACGTATTCAACCATACTTTCCACTCTTCAGAATATCTATTTTTTGGTTCTTGGTGTTGGACTTTAAAACTACTATCTAAAAGTTTTATTAATATTTTTTCATTATTGTCAATATGCTTATTTATTTCGTCATTATATTCCATATCTTTTTTGTAGTTCATTATTATTTCAAGAGTGTATTTATCAACTCCGAAATTATATATAAACTCTTCCATATAAATTACTAATATATAATTATCTGTATTAAATATATATAAGATGTCAAATATTTTTTGTGATGGTTGTAAAAAAGAAATTCCACACGGTGAAAATTGGAACTGCCGTTGTGATTGCGATTATTGTAAAGATTGTAAAGATAAATGCATTATAGAACTTGACGCAAGGAAGGACAGTCCGTTCGAATTTAAGCAGTGTATTAACTGCACAAAGTTAATCCCGATTAACTTTTTATTAAAAGAAAATCAAAATATTATTAAATATCTTATAAATTATTATCTCAAAGAACACATGATGAATACTATTGATGAAACTGACCAAGAAGGCTTTAAGGATGCTTTTTTTTCTGTTATGCACTAAATATATTATAAACTATGATATTATATGGATGAAAATATTAAATATGAACTACATGATTATTTCTAAATTACACGATTAAAGACTTTGAAAAGAGAAAATGGCAAAATTAACATTTAAAAAGTATAACAGGGTACAAATATTTATAATTATTTTTAAATATTTCATTTAAAAATCTCGGTTTTTTGACAATATCGTTAATTGTCTCATGGAGTGTTAATAAATTTAATCCTCTAAATATGCGACTCAGAAAATTACCCATATATATATTTATTAAAGATTTAGAAACATGCTAACCTATAAGAAACGCCATAATTAATTGCTGTCGAGACATTATCTGTAATCAATAAAGACACTACAGACGACGATAATGAATACTTTAGAGATGAAATCGACGTTGAAATGTTAGTCTGTGGTGTCCCAATTGATGAAATTAAACTCGGAGTAGAAGTTGCAGTCGCCGAAATCGTTGTAGAAGAGGTAGGTATTATAAACGAAGACGTATATATTGCTGATGCAGGTGTTGAAGCGTCATTTACATATATTATAAGATAAAAAGCGGATGTATATGTGGTATTTGTCAATGTTATACTACAAATCGTTGCTTGTGATGCACTCGAAATAATACATCTTGAAAAAAACATATTCTCACCGATTGATCCCTGATAATACGGAGTTATAGACGTACCAATTGAATTATTAGAAAATCCTGAATTTAACCTTTGACATGTTGTAAAAACATTATTGCTGCCTATTCCCGCGTAATCAGTGCCTGCTGACGCCGTCGAAACAACGCCTGCAATAGTTGCTTTTAGGATTCCATTATTAACAGTTCCCGCACCACCTAAATTTTGCGAAATCACTCCACCATTCCAATTAGCCCCATAGACGCTTCCAGTCATATATATAGACCCTTGAAGTCCCAACCCCCCATTTACGATTAATGAACCTGTTGTTGCGCTCGTCGACGCTATTCCAGGGGTAATTGTAGTTTGTCCATTGATATTTAGAGTATTACCTGTCGTAGTTCCTTGAGAAGTTGCGAACGTTCCTGACATTAGTGAATATGCTATCTCATTCACACCTGAAGTTTGATAAGTATTTTGATTACTTACCAAAAATAAATTAGATGCTGTCAATTGTTGATATCCCGCATAATCCCCTAAAAACAAATTTGATGACCCTGAACTCAATTTTTGCCCTGCACTACATCCTAACGCTAAATTATTAGCCCCAGATGTCAATGCATGAAGCGTATTAACACCAAATCCCGTATTAGAACTCCCGCTAAATGCATTCCCACCGCTCCCTTGTCCCAAAAATGAATTTGATGAACCAGTACCGCCCCCACAACCACCTCCAATAACAGTATTATAATTTCCCGTAGAATATGTTAATGGTGATCCCAAACCAACATTATAAGTAGTTGAATTCGACTGAATATTTGAAGAATTGATATAGCCGCCCACTCCAATACCTCCAGTTATCAATAATGCACCTGTCAATGTATTCGTAGAATTAGTTGTATTTGTAATAGTTGTTATTGCATTGATATTTAAAGTATGGTTTGCATTTCCCGCGACTCCAGAAAAAGAACCACTCATTAGCGAACAGTTCAAATCATTTGAAACAGATGACTGCTCAATATTTCCGATAATAAACTGATTATTTTGAGTTGTAAAATTGTATCCTGCTGCATTTCCGATTAATAAATTAGAAGATCCAGTTGTTGTTATTCCTGCCGTATATCCAATTACCGTATTGTAATTTCCACCTCCACTCCCCAATGAGTTGGAGCCAACACATGAATTAAAAGATCCGTTTGATGTTCCACTATATGCTGCACAACCAACTGCAACATTATATGACGATGATGTTCCAATTAAAGATCCGGCGTTTTTTCCGATCATTACGTTGCAAGTTCCGATCGACGAAATAGCACTCCCATTTCCTAATGATGTATTTGAAAGTCCGCAATTAATATTCGCTAAAACTCCCAATATAGAAGTACTGTTAGCCGGTAAATTGACGTTTGAAGCATCAGATAAATTAATAGGTGATGACGTTGTAGAATCACTAATAGAACCACCAATATTTAAATTATTACCTATATTAACATTTTGTCCAACTCCCAATCCTCCCGCCACTATTATTGCCCCAGTTGTTGAACTTGTTGAAGTTGCTGTTCCGTTTACTACTTCCGACATACATTGAATTTGACCACCAGATACAATATTACCATTATTATAAATATTCCCCCCCATTCCTATTCCTCCTGACAATACTATTGATCCTGTTGATGTTGATGTTGAATTAAATGTTGATTTTATATTAATTGTATTTAAAGAAGTAAACCCACCAACATATAAATTTTTTGCAATACCAATACCCCCTGCAACTGTCAATGTTCCTGTTGATGTACTTGTTGTGTCTGTTGTTCCTGATAAATTTAAATTAGTTGTTGTTATACTTCCATTAATATTTCCATAAATAGTTCCACCAACTTGTAAATTTTTAATTATTCCCATTCCTCCTGATACTAAAACTGAACCAGAAGAAGAACTTGTTGAATCCGTTGTGTTAATCAAGCTAACAATTCCACCAATAAATACATCTTTCGCAATTCCTGCTCCTCCACTTACAACTAAAGAACCCGAAGAAACTGAAGTGGATGTCGCTGTGGATTCTATTACTTCTTGATTTTCATACGTAATATTTGAACAAGAAATAGTATTTAAAACTGTGAGATTTCCTCCAATGAAGACATCTTTTTCTATTCCTGCTCCTCCATCGATAACTAATGATCCTGTTGATGGACTTGTTGAATTAACTGTACTTGTATGAGAAACTGCATTCATCATATTAATTATACCACTAAAATTTGCCGTTCCATTGACATTTAATGTTCCAAGTTCTCCATCAGGACCATTCAATGACATGGAGACACATTGTAAACTTGTATTATTTGGACCTACGATTTCATGAACAGACATCTAATTATATATTACAATTAGATAATTATTGAAAAAAAATTATAGTTGGAAATTTAAAATTGTGGCGGGTAAAATATGAATCAGATAACCTGGTGGTGGAGATAAAGGATCAAATAAAACTGAAGATAATGTGGTTATAACAAAAACACCTGTACTATACAAAATTCCCCACATTGAACCATATGCAGTTTGGATTGTAGGAACTACACAAGAAGTCGAAGTATAAGTTGTAGGTAGTGCCCACGATGGAAACTGTCCTGAAAATGTAAGGTTGTAACCCGATGAATCTGCTGTTCTGTAAAATCCTCCACAAGAAGTAGATGGCGATAATCCAGCAGAATCCGGTCCATTTAAAACTACTTGAAGATTTCTTCCGTTCAATGTTAAAATGCATGATCCTGCTCCTGATGTTATACAACCCGCCCAAAGTCCTGTCACTGTTGCTTGATTGTATCCCAAATTATATGTATTTAAAGTCATACTTGGAGTGTTAGTGTTCTCCCCAACATATAAATTTTTACCAATCCCAATACCTCCTGCAACAATAAATGCTCCAGTCGATGTACTTGTTGATTCTGTTGTTGATGATATACCGAGAACGGAAAAATTAATTGATCCTCCAACGTAGAGATCCTTCTCTATTCCCATTCCTCCAACTATCACAAGTGCTCCGGTCGAAGGACTTGTCGAGTTTACTGTCGATGTAATGCTAATATTTGCAATATTAGTCGTTCCGCCAATAAATAAATCTTTACCAATTGCAATACCCCCCGCAACTATAAGTGCTCCTGAAGATGTACTTGTTGCATTGATCGTCGATGTAATATTTAGGTCATTTAGTATTAGATTTTGAACATCATAATTCGTTGCATTGATCGTATTGCAATACAACGTTGTATCATTTTGTCTTGTAAGTTCGTATATACTCATTATATATTAATGGGTATATAAAATATTTTTGAATATCTTTATTTATTATCTTTATTATTTATTTAATAACGGCTCTGGCGAATCCGTTTTGTCATTGCCGATTTTCTCCGACGTCCTTCTCCTCCTTCGGGAATTGCGAAAAATCCCTCACCATCGCCTTCGCCTTCTCCCTCACCTACTCCGATAGTCTGGAGTCCCTTTTGGATTGCAGGAGCAAATGAACTAACCCCGGGTATCAATCCAAGAAGTGGTGCTGCAGTAGACAATATCTTCGATGACTTTAGAAAGTTTACAACCGGAGACGCAATTGTCTTTATCTTATTCCATGCTCCCTTGAAGAAATCGCCAATTTTCGATCCGCCTTCCGCTCCTGCGATCATCTTTAGTTGTCTGTAAGAATAAGGGGACTTCGGAAGAGTATTACGATCCGCAATAGTAATATCAACTGCCTGAGCAACATTATTAGTCTGAATAAGTGCACCATCGTTAACAGTAATAATATTAAAGTCCCATGCCATCGTTGTACTTGCGATGGATGTGAAATTCGACTGAACTTGGAAATTGATCTTAGCATTTTCTCCCTGAATATAATCATTACCATTAAGATCCTCAATCGGATTAATACAGAAGATAGAACCCGACAAAGCAACATTATTTCCACCAGTTCCAGTCGCTCCTGTTGCACCACTCCAATCCATATACGTATAACGATGCATATATCCATTCTTCTTCGTTATCTGGAACAAATCGATCGGCGTCGCGTTTGCGAGGAGATTATTCTTCGTACCATACTGAATAGAGAAGTTCCCCGCATACTGCATAAATGCATCAGTAATATTCGTAGCATTCGCAACATTCGCATAAATAGTCTGCTGAGAAGGAACACATGAAATATATATTAACAGTGGTGCTGTACTCAACTGGAGAACCTGCGACTGACAAGAAATAGTAGCCCCCGCAGCAACATTCTGATAAGTAGACGTGTAAACTGTGCAGTTTGCATATGGATAAATAGTCGTCATCGGGCGGGGTACTTCTGGGCGGAGTCGCTTAACTTGGAATGTAATCGTAGGCTGTGCAAAAGAAACATTAAAAGCCGTAATCGCTCCTGCTGGATGTGCTGTAGACCGAGACCAAAGACGCGCAAGACCTAACCCTCCA